CCAGCTCTTGCAACCAACCTCAATGTAGATGACACAGGCAATGTATTTGCTGGTATGATCAATGGTCGCCTCAAGGTGTTCATCGACCCATTCTCAGGCGAAGACTATGTAACTGTTGGCTATCGCGGTACAAACGCTTATGACGCTGGTATGTTCTACTGCCCATACGTTCCACTCACAATGGTACGTGCAGTTGATCCAGGCACATTCCAACCAAAGATTGGCTTCAAGACACGTTATGGTCTCGTAGCTAACCCATTTGCTGGTGGTGCAAGCGCTTCTGAAACTGGCGCAACTGGTCAAAACCCATACTTCCGCACATTCACTGTTGCTGGAGTTAACGGTTCAGTATATTGATCAATAATTTAGTCTTATTACCTTAGGACTACCCAAAAGGGGATTGCTCGAAAGGGCAATCCCCTTTTACTTTGATAAATAGATATATGAATTCTAATCTGCTATCACTAACAGGATTTAAACTGTTGATTCATACTGTTGACTTTAGGTATACCCAATATTTTGCAGTGTCTGCAAGTTTTCCAAGTGTATCATTGCCAGAAGTTACTACTGGATTTAAAAACCAAGCAGGATTTGTATCTGGTGATAAATTAGCATACGATCAACTCACTCTTCGTTTAGCAATTGACGAAAACTTAGAGTCATACAGCGAAATTTTCAACTGGCTAAAATACAACACCCAAAATGACAATTTAAAAATACACGACATGACGCTATGCTTTATGACAAACCATAATAATATCGGTCGCAAAATACGTTTTGTAAATGCATTTCCTATCAGCTTAGGCGGCATAGAATTTAGCGTACAACAAAGTGATGTCGAATATGCTACGGTAGATGTCGGCTTTAGATATGATTATTTTGAATTTATAGATTGATATATAATATATGATGATTCAACTCGATGAAATATTGAAATTATGGGAAGTTGACAGTAAGATAGATGAAGTAAATTTAGATGAAACCAGTGTAAAGAGCGCTGCATTGCATTCTAAGTATCTTGAACTCTATAGTCTTGCTAAATTAGCACTTAAAAAGAAAGAGCTGTCTATGGCAAATTTGCGCAAAGACAAATGGCTTTATTATAATGCCAAGATGACAAAGGAAGAGATGGATGAACGTGGTTGGTCTTATGATCCATTCAATGGTATGTCAAAGCCGCTTAAGAGTGATATGGATATGTTTTATACAACTGATCCTGATATCATTAAACTACAAGGTCAGATTGAATATCAAGCGACGATTGTAGAAGCGCTAAAAGATATTATGGACAATATAAAGTGGAGACATACCACAATTAAAAATATCATCGACTGGAAACGCTTTACTAGTGGAATGTAATGTCGCAACTACGCATACATAAGATTGACGAATCGTCATTGAGAGTTGTCTCTGATGACAGTGGCATTCTTATGGAGTTGTCTGAGCATTTTACGTTTTATGCTGAAGGCTATAAGTTTATGCCAGCGGTACGGAATAAGATGTGGGATGGCAAGGTGCGACTCTATGATTCACGCACTGGAAAGTTACCATACGGTCTACTCTTCGAAGTACTAAAATTTGCAAACGCTAGACAATACAGCGTTGCGTTGGATGAAGCGCTTACGTCTCGAGTGCCACCAACAGTCGAAGAGTTGAATGCCTTTGCTGCAGGATTAAAGATTATGGGAGGAGACAAAGAGATCACACCTCGTGACTATCAGTTGAATGCATATTCACATGCATGCAGTGAAGGTCGTAGTTTGATTATATCTCCTACAGGTTCTGGTAAAAGTCTAATTATCTATCTGACTGTTCGTTGGTTTTTAGAACACTATGATGACAGCGTCCTTATTGTCGTGCCTACTACAAGCTTAGTAGAACAGATGACAAAAGACTTTGCAGACTATTCGTCAGAGGATGAAGGCTTTGATGCTGAGAGCGAGATACATAAAATCTATAGCGGCAAAGAAAAACACGATTTCAATTCGCGTATAGTAATTACTACTTGGCAGAGTGCAGTCACATGTGAAAAGTCTTGGTTTAGACGCTATGGTATGGTCGTCGGTGATGAAGCGCATCTCTTTAAGGCAAAAAGTTTAAATACTATTATGGCAGCGTGTGTTAACGCTAGCTATAGAATAGGCACGACTGGCACACTTGATGGCAGCACTTGCAACGAACGTGTGTTGATCGGAAACTTTGGTCCCGTTCATAAAGTTATAAGCACAAAAGAACTTATAGATAACAACACACTCGCAGATCTAAAGGTAAAGTGTATCGTGCTAAAACACAATGACGAGCTTAAGAAGAGTGTGTCTAAGATGGACTATAAGAGCGAGATTGATGTGATTGCTGGACTGCCATCACGAAATAACTTTATCGCTAAACTCGCGCTCGACCAGACTGGAAATACACTCGTACTTTTTAACCTGGTTGAGAAGCATGGCAAGCCATTGTATGCACTTATAAATAGTTTTAGTTTAGATGATAGAAAAATATTCTATGTAAGTGGTGAAGTAAACGCATCTGATCGCGAAGAGATAAGAGAAATAACTGAAAAAGAAAAGAATGCAATTATCGTGGCTAGCGTTGGTACATTTAGTACAGGTATTAACATCAAAAACTTACACCAAATTATATTCGCTTCGCCAACAAAAAGCCAAATACGAGTATTACAAAGCATTGGTAGAGGACTACGAAAGTCTGACAACGGAAGTCGAACAACAGTCTATGACATATCAGACGACTTTTCATGGAAAAAGAAAAAGAACTATACGATGCAACACGCGATCGATCGAGTAAAAATCTATGCTAAAGAACAGTTTGACTATAAACTTTATGAGATAAAACTACCATGATCGAAAAACTACTAGCTAGTATGAAAGACTTAGACATTCGTGTTTACACTCTAACAAGCGGCAAAGCTATCATAGGAGAATGCTATCATGCTTATGAAGATGGCATAGAATTACATTGCGCTCTTGAAATTAAAAGATTACTTGTAAAATCTGGAGTATACAGCGAGGTTATGTTGCCTCTCGTATCAGGCAATGAAGACGAGCCATGCATAATCTATGATAAAGCTATAGAGACAGAGACTTTTGCATCAGACACTGTTAAACGCAAATATGCAGAAGCTCTGATATACAACAGACTATGTCAGATGATGGATGCAGATTCTTTACAGAAAGATCTTAAAGAAGAGTTTGATAAAGAAAAACTAGAAAAATCTTTTCCTGAACTTGATAAACAGAAGCAACCGTTGTCTCAAGAAGAACTATTGAATATCTTCTTAGAAAGATGGAAACAATAATGTTTGCTTTTGTTGAATACAATTTATTATACCGTTCTTTGAATAGTATGTAAATAATAAAATTCACAACACATAAAAAACTTATTTACTTTTTTCAAAATTAGTGTATAATGAAGGCCATGAAGAATGAAAAGCCAAAACGAAAATCACGTGGTGATGACTATGTGAATAATAAAGAATTTTCTGCAGCAGTCGTCGAGTATGTTCAAACTGTAATGACAGATAAAAATGAAGGTCGAGAAGCTCGACAAATTCCTAACTATATCGGTGAATGCTTTATGAAGATCGCTAACGGATTGTCTCGTAGCCCAAACTTTATGAACTATAGCTATAGAGAAGACATGGTTATGGATGCTGTAGAAAATTGTGTAAAGGCAATTATGAACTATGATATTACCAAGCCTACTCGTACTGGCAACCCAAATGCCTTTTCGTATTTTACACAAATTTCTTGGTATGCATTTTTACGTCGTATCGCGAAGGAAAAGAAACAAGCAGACATCAAACAGCTTTTGATTGAAAAAGGCAGCATCGGTAATTTCGCTGAATTTGATGACGATGATATGAGTGGTGAGTCTATGATGGAAAAAGTTCGTCAAAAGAACGATAGCTTTCATCAAGACGACGATAAAGTAGAAACGTCTAAAAAGACTAAAACTAAAAAACCACGCGCCGAGAAAAAAGCATTAGAGCTTGATGACTGCGGTCCTCTCTATGATTTTCTAGACTAATACCATATTATGCGCATAGCAATACTTACTGACACCCATACGGGTGTTAAAAATGGCAGCGATATATTTTTAGACTATACTGAAAAGTTTTATTCTGAAATATTCTTTCCTTATTGCCTCGAGAATGGTATAACTCAGATATTGCATCTAGGTGATTATTTTGATCATCGCAAATATCTAAACTATAAAGTGTTGCGTCGCAATCGTGAGATGTTTTTAGAAAAGCTTGTCGAGTATGGCATGACGATGGACATTATTCCAGGCAACCATGACACATACTTTAGAAACACAAATGACCTGTGTAGTCTAACTGAACTACTCGTCTATCATAAGCAGTGTGTTAACGTCTACATGCAGCCCACAGTAAAAGACTATGATGGCTGTGCAATAGCATTGTTGCCATGGATTGCATCTGATAACTATAGCGAGAGCGTAGAGTTTATTCGTAATGCACAAGCATCAATCGTCGGAGCGCACCTTGAATTGCAAGGCTTTGAAATGATGAAAGGTGCACCTGCTGTCAGTCATGGCATGTCAGCTGAGCTATTTTCTCGCTATGAGATGGTG